AGAGCACTGGCTTTTAATAAATTAAGTTCACACGGTGATTCAAAGGTTAAGTCTTCTGAAGAAATTGATGTAGCAAAATCTCAAATCAAAGATTTAATTAAACCTGAACATCATTCAAAGTATCCTATTTCTAAAATTACTAGTATGTCCCATGGACGTAAGATTTATAGAGACGCTAGTGCTGCGGGTCATCTTAAAGAAGAAGTTGAAGAACAATTAGAAGAAAATGGTGATGCATGGGATGCTTTGGTAGCAAAACGTAAAGCTAACGCAGCAACAAAAAAACCTGTTGACCATAATGCTGATTTGAAATTGAATATAACTAAAGCTCAAAACTCTCAAAGAGTTAGTAAGATTCTTGCTAAAGAAGAAGTTGAATTGGATGAAATGAATATTGGTAAAAAGCAACCTAGACCAGACACTCATCATATTGTTGATAAAGAAAACAAACCATTAAGTTTGGCTGCTTACTATGATAAAGCTAAGGCTGAAAAAGACCGTGATGAAAAACATCCTGGAGCAAAGGTTATTACTCGAGGTCCAAGAGGTAAAGTCAAAGAAGAAGTTGAACTTGACGAAAAAGAATTAACAGATACAGATGTTAAGCAAAAAGAAAAAGTTGTAAAGGGCATGAAGAAAAACATCCAATCTTTCAAAGATAAGTATGGCGAAAAGGCAAAAGGTGTTATGTATGCAACTGCTACTAAGATCGCGCAAAAGATGCCTGATTGATCAATATAAATAACTAATAAACTTAAATAAGGAATAAAGAAATGGCACTTTGGGGCAATAGAGATTCATTCTCAATCACAGGTACAAGCGTTAGTGTAGTAAATGGTTCACCTACTGTTACTAGCAATGGTGCTACAGATACTACATTCTTAACAGACTTTCAAGAAGGTGATACAATTGTTATTACCGGTGTTAAGTATAAAATTTTTAAAATTAATTCAGCCACAGTATTAACTTTAGTTGTTAACTTTGCAGGTTCTACTGCTACAGTATTAAATACTAATCTTAAAGGTGCAGATATTCCTAAGTATATTCTTCAAGAAGATTTACAATATATCTACTTTGTATCTGAAGAAGAAGCTTTATTAACAACTAACCATAATAAAGGAATTTGTGGATCAGGTTGGTGGAAGATTAAGGAATATACAGATTCTGACGGTAATCCAAGACACAAAACTGAATTATTAGTTGCTATGGATGTTCTTAATGCTGTTTCTGGCGATGCTACTGATGATTTAATTGTTCCTGATGTTGAAGCAGTTCTTTCTATCTCAGTACAACCAACAACTCAAGCAATTACTTTAGGTGCTGCTACATTCTCTGTTACAGCGGCAGTTACTGGTGGTGGTTCTGTTACATATCAATGGCAAAAAGCTGTTTCTGGCTCAACCAAATATGTTGCTGTTTCTGGAGCTACAAGTTCTTCAATCGTTCTTTCAGGACAAACTGCTGCTAATACTGGCGACAGATATAGAGTATTGCTTGGTTCTACTACACAAGGTGCAACAGCAATAACTTCTAACTCTGCAGTATTAACATTTGTATCTGAAGCACCATAACATATATTGGGGAGTTGAAATATACTCCCCTTTATTATGATTGAAATATTAAATAAAGATAACTTCATACTTTATTGTATGAAGCACTATGATAATCCTCAGTGTACTTCTGTAAGGGAGTTTGAGGAGGATTTAAATAGGTTTTTATATCTTCAGAAGTTATTGACTAGATATATTAATAACAAAGATGAATTAAGAGAGCGATTGATATTAAACCATTTTATCGTTCTATTTAATTTATTTAATGATGCTACAGTAAATATATTATTTTATAAAATAGATAACGAATATTGGAATATATTGGTTACATTCCTAATTTATTTAAATAGGATGCCTGATACATTACCTCAATATGGTATTATCACATCTGATTATTTACTTGATGATTATATTGTTTCAAACCTAAGGAAAATTTAATGTCACGTATAGTTGATAATCTTATAGCATTCAGAGTCCTCTCGATGCTCGTTAAACCATTTCCTGAAACAGAAGCATTCAAGTTTGGTATAATCGATAAAACAGGTAAAAAAATAAGAGATCCTAAAACTGAACAAGAAAAGGATTCTTACGATTACCTAAGTCGATTGACATTCAATATGAAAAAATTGATAAATAAACTACCGGGTGGAGATACTAAATTAAAAAATATAGTAGCTGCCTTGTTTTTAATCAAAGAACAATGGAATTCTAAATCTGAATTGGAAACTATTTCAGAACATGAATTACAAAGAATTATAAACCTTAATGTTATTCTTGCCGAAGAGACATTACAGGTAAAAATGTTTGAAGATGGTGCTATTGTAGGTCAAGGGCAGGTTGTTGCTTCTACAGAGCCTACTAATAAAACAACTGGTCTAGTATCAACGCAAGAACCAGTTATTAGAAAGAAAAGACCTCCTATTGTAAAAAGGCAATCAATGAAACAAATTGCTATTGACATTAATCAAAAAACACTATGATGTTATTATTAAACTTCCTACCTGATTGGATATTTTATGCGTTAGCATTTGCTGGCGGAGTAGGTACAGTTTTAGTTATGATATTTGGTGGTTTAATACCTTTACCGTATAAATTAGGATTACAGATTTTATCTGCATTTCTATTAGTTGTAGGTATATTCTTTATTGGTGGTATGTCTAATGAAGCAGAATGGCAATTAAAAGTCAAACAGATGGAAGCAGAAATTGCTAAGAAAGAATTAGAAGCAGAAAAGATTAGTCATGAAGTAGTAACTAAATATGTTGATCGAGTTAAAATTGTTGAAGGAAAGACCCATGAAATTATTAAGAAAGTACCAATTTATATTACCAAAGAATCTGATGATAAGTGTACTATTAATAATGGGTTTGTCAGCTTGCACAACAGTAGTGCCAGTCAAACAAAAGTTCCCAACACCTCCAGAGATATTAATGAAGGAACCTCCAATGTTAAACTCTCTGAAGTCGCAGTAACAGTTAGTCAAAATTATGGTACATACTATCAAGTAGTTGAACAATTAAAATCTTTACAATCTTGGATTATAAAGCAAAAGGAATTGAGTGATGGTTAATGAACTAAAAACTGAAGTAGCCGTTCTGCAATCAGTAGTATATAAAATAGATTCAGCTGTAGCTGAAATAGCAAAATCATCTACTGAAGTGACAAGATTATTAGCAGTTCATGATTCACGTATAGGTAATTTAGAGTTTGGCAGTAGAGAAACTTCAACAGATGTTCGAGAGTTGTATAAGAAAATGAATGAAAATACAAAGGAAATAGTTGAAAAACTAGAAGATATGGAAGAAAGAATAGAACTTAAGTTAAAAGAGCATTCAGATAAATCCGTATCCCAACATAACTCAATATCAGATAGACTATCAGTACTAGAAAACTGGAAATGGATGGTAGTAGGTAGTGCAGTAGCAGTAGGTTTTCTAATTAAACATTTTGATATATTCAAATAAACTAACTAAGCATTAACCTAGAAAAACCTGGTATAACCAGTATATCACAAAAGTAAACAGTTGTAAACAGTAAAATAAAAATATATTTTAATGTACAAAATAACATCTACATGATATAATAACCCTATTAAACTAAATAGGTAATTCATTATGATTGATATAGATGTTAAGTATGCGAATTTAATAATCCCCCAATTACAAAACGGTAAACAAAAATCTGAATTTGTTTGGAATTCAAGATGTTGTTTATGCGGTGATTCAAAAAAGAACCTCAAAAAAGCTCGATTATTCATCTATAAAAGATTTACAAGTCTATTTGTAAAATGTCACAATTGTCAATATAGTAGTTCACTTGGATCTTTCTTAGAAAAGGTTGACTCAGAATTGTATAAATTATATGTTATAGAAAGATATAGAACCGGTAATGATAAATTACCCCATACAGATATAGCAAAGGTGTTAAATTTATGAGCCCAGAAGCATTAGAAATAATACAAACAATAGGTGCATTCATTTTCGTATTAATAATTCTTTTTAGTATACGGATTATTGCCGTAGTTATAGGTTTTATTATTACTATGTTTGTAGGTGCAGGTTCTATTGTTATAGTTGTTGCTGGTATAATAGCATTGATATATTTTGGAATACAACATTTTATACCGGTATAAGGAGAAAATAATGACATGTGAAGTAAAAGTGATAGAGGATAGTCTAAATCCTTATAATAAGATAAGATTAACTACATTGCAATTGAGGTACTGGAGAGGCATTCATGCTGAATTCATGACGCATCGAGTATTTAGTCGTAATGCATCAAGTTCAAGAGCAATCCCTGTTTCAACATTTCTAAAACAAGTTTGGTATGATCCTGCAACTCCAGTTCATTGGGGAGCAAATCAACCTGGAATGAAGGCAAGAACTGAATTAACTGGATTCAAGAAATGGTTTGCTCAGTTTATGTGGAAAACCTCGGGTAGAATCATTTGCTGTTTAGTATGGTTAACTAATAAAGTAAGTAGTCCACATAAGCAAGTCTTTAATAGACTCCTCGAACCTTGGCAATATATATCTGTGATAGTAACATCAACAGAATGGGACAATTTCTTTGAATTAAGAAATCATCCGGATGCACAACCAGAGATACAAGAGTTAGCAAGGGAAATGAAATATGCAATGGACAATTCTAAACCTACAGAACAGTATACTCACGTTCCTTATATCACTGGTTCTGACTATATTGCTTTGGGAAATGACAATACCACCGGAAGATTGATGCAAATATCTACTGCAAGATGTGCTCGAGTATCATATTTTACCCATGATAAACAAATACCAGAAATAGAAAAAGATTTAAAATTGTTTAATGATCTTGTTGGATCAATACCATTACATGCTTCTCCAACAGAACATCAAGCAACGGCCTTAGACTCTGAAGAATTTAATAAAAACTTTAGAGGATGGTCTCAATTTAGAAATATCGTAGAAACTAACATGCCTAAAGGAAATAAATAATGACCCAAATACCACAAGATTCAGTTTTACGTAGACATTATCTTACTGAATTAAAAAATAATGAATCTATTACTGAGTATAAATTTAATAGTAGTATATTAATACTACCTATAATTGCATTTGTTTTATTATTATTTTTTATTATTTAAGGATTAATTATGAATAAAGTTAAAAATTATATAATGCTTTTAATTGCAATACTTATGGCTTTTTGGATAGCATCAACAATATTTTATTCTATTAAAGATTTACGTACAGAACATACTATAGTTGAATATAGTTCTGAAACTATCCCACTATATCCTGAGTAAATTATGTCAATACGATTATTAGAAAAAAAATCAACATACACAGTAGATTATCCAACTGCAATAGAATTTGCAAAACAGCAAGCAGAAATATTCTGGTTACCAGATGAAATTGAAGTAGAAAAAGATTTACATGATTTAAAAACAAACTTCACTGAAGCAGAATACCATGGTGTTATATCTACATTAAAGTTGTTTACCATATATGAATTATCGGTAGGTAATGATTACTGGCAGAATTATGTCGGTAAGATATTCCAAAGACCTGATATTCAAAGAATGGCTACAACATTTGCATTCATGGAAATAGGAGTTCATGCGCCATTCTATAATAAGATCAATGAGATTTTAGGTTTAGATACTGATGAGTTTTATAATGATTATCTAAATGATGATGTGTTAAAGAATAGAATGGCGTGGATAGGCAAACGTGTAGAAAAACAAGATAGTGTCTATAATATCCTTAAATCAATCGGTATTTTCTCAATGATTGAAGGTGCTATATTATACAGTTCATTTGCATTTCTTAAACATTTTAATAATGTTGGCAAAAATAAACTTATAAACATTAATGCAGGTATTAACTTTTCAGCAATAGATGAAACATTACATAGTCAAGCAGGTGCTTGGTTATTTAGAACTCTATTGAAAGAAGCAACTGATGCCGGTGTTATATCAGAAGAAGCATTATTAGAACTAAGAACTGAACTTGAAGATACTACAAAAGTTATTCTTGAGCATGAAACCGTTATTATAGATAAGATATTCGAAAAAGGACATATCAAAGGCATCACCGAAAATCAATTAAAAAACTTTGTAGAATCAAGACTTGATACATGTCTTAAGAATCTAGGATATAAAATGATATTTAAACCATCATATAATCCTATAGCAGATTGGTTCTATCGAGATTTAGAGTCAAGCACATTGCATGACTTCTTTTCGTCAACAGGCAACGATTATAACAGAGCATGGTCAGAGAGCAAATTCAAATGGTAAACGAAGAACAAGTAAGATATTTAAGAATGGAACTAGCAAAGGCAACTGATCCTAAAAGAAGACAAGAATTAAAAGAACAACTGGATAAGTTAGATGAAGGTCTAGGTGAAATTAGTGAGAAACAAACTTTATTGGTGGAATGATGGTAAAATTTAAAAGTATATACGATGAATTAGGAGAAGAACGCAAGCAACTCCAGTCTGAATGCATGTTACCTGAATGGGTAACTACACCTGCATATCAGATGCTCAAAGAGAATTATCTTTCAAAAGATTATCCAGATTTGAAATCAGTTTATACACGTGTAGCCTCACATGCAGCAAAGTATACATCAAATCAAATATTATGGGAAAATAAGTTCTTTAATCTATTATGGAATGGTTACCTGGCAGCTTCTACTCCTGTATTATCTAATATGGGTACTGGAATTGGATGTCCTGTAAGTTGTTCAGGTGGATTCCTTGAAGATTCTGTTTATTCATTTTATGGTGCTCAACAAGAAGCTGCAGTTCTATCAAAAAATGGATTTGGTACATCTGGTTATTTAGGAGCAATCAGACCTAGAGGTGCTAAGATTGCCGGTATTAAAGGTGCTGCTTCAGGTGTATTACCAGTTTTTAAAGACTTTGTGCAAATGTCAAGAGATATTAGTCAAGGTTCTCAAAGACGAGGGGCTTGGGCAGGTTATATTGAAATAGATCATAATGATTTTTATGAATTAGTTAACTATATTAATAAAAATCCAGATGATGCTAATATTGGTTGGAATATTTCAGATGAATTTATTGCTAGATTAGAAGCAGGTGATAAAGATGCTATTGAGAGATACCAAAAAGCATTAAAGTTAAAGATGGTCACAGGTAAAGGATATTTTAATTTCATTGACAAAGTCAATAAACAAAATCCTCAAATGTATAAAGATAGAAATCTTACTGTAAAAGCAAGTAATCTATGTACAGAAATTGCATTATTTTCAGATGAAGAACATACCTTTTCTTGTGTATTATCTTCAATGAATGCAAGTCTATATGATGAATGGAAAGATACAGATGCTGTTTTTGATGCTACAGTATTTTTAGATTGTGTTAATTCAGACTTAATTGAAATAGGTAAACGAACTCCAGGCATGGAAAAGGTAGTTCGTTTTGCTGAAAAGAGTAGAGCATTAGGTTTAGGTCTATTAGGATTTCATACGTATTTGCAAGACCATATGATTGCTTTTGAATCAATGGAAGCATACTTTAAGAATGGCGAAATATTCCAACATCTAGATTCAGAGTCTAAAAGAGCTACTGAATGGATGGCAAAAGAATGGGGTTCACCATTATGGTGTAAAGGTTATGGAGTTAGAAATACACATAGAATAGCCATTGCACCTAACCTTAGTTCTGCTTTAATATGTGGTTCTGTTAGTCAGGGAATTGAACCAATATATAAGAATGCATATGTACAAAATACATCTGCCGGCAAAATGGAACGGGTTAATCCATCTTTATTAAAAGTAATGAAAGATAAAGATGTATATTCACAAGAAACTATAAAAGATATTATTAGTCATAATGGTTCAGTTCAACATGTTGAATGGTTGACTAAAGATGAGAAATCAGTATTTAAAACTGCATTTGAAATTGACCAAAAACAAATTATTCGTTTAGCTTCCGGTAGACAAAGATATATAGACCAAGCACAAAGTATTAATTTGTTCTTTTCTGCCGATGAAAATGAAGAATATATTTCTGAAGTACATAAACTGGCATTTCTTGATCCATATATAAAGAGTCTATACTATATACGTAGTGAATCAGGAGTAAATGTTAGTAAAGGTGAATGTACTAGTTGTCACGGATAAATAAAGTTTTACAAATTGTAAATTGGTTTACCATATTGTAAGCCAATTAAATTAAATTAAATAAGGATAGAAATGGCAACATCAAAAACATTTGAATGCAAATCATGTGAAACTGAAGGCAAAATAGTGATTATATCTAAAGATATAAGTTTAGAAGAAATTGTATATTGTCCAGTATGTGGAGCAGATATATTAGAAGAAGATACGGATGACTATTATTAATGACTTGGTATTACAAGGATGTTGAGGTAACTGAGTTACCTGATAATTGTATAGGTTTTGTATATTTAATAACTTGTATACCTTCAGGTCGTAAATATATAGGTAAGAAATCAGCCAAGTTTTCAAAAACAAAAACAAAAACTGTTACTCTAAAGACTGGCGAAAAGAAAAAGAAGAAGATTAAATCAAAGGTAGATTCAGATTGGCTAGATTATTATGGATCTAGTATTGAACTATCTTTGGATGTATCTACATTAGGTCAAGATAAATTCAAACGTGAAATACTATATTTCTGCTCATCAAAGGCATCATGTTCTTATTTGGAAGCAAAAGAACAAATGCTTCGTAATGTATTAGAATCAAATGATTATTATAATAATAATATAATGATTCGCGTGCATGGTAATCATATACGAGATAAAGTCCTTATTATTTCTCCCTAGGAAACAGTATATTTCCTTTTTGGTTAAAAATAAACGTTTACAATGATGTAAACTAGTATATAATAGTCTCATAAATTAAATAAATGAGGAAATTATATATTATGAAATACACCGTCGACTTTAAACTAAAACCAAAAGGAACTTTTTCCATTACTAATATTGATGCTGATTGCAAGCTAAGAGCAAAAGTTTCTGCAATTGAAACTCTTAGACTTAGTGGTTATCCACTTTCAGACATTAAGAAATATACTGTTAAAGAGGTTAAATAATGAACTTAGAAGAAATGACTTTACAAGAACTAAAAGAAAAAGCTGAATCCATTCATAGTAGTAATAGCCATTGGAAATCATCACAAGATGGTTCTTATGAGATGGCATTATCATATGCTGGTTATTATAAACTATGTGAAAGAATTAATAAACTTGAACAGTGTTTAAAAGAACTGGATGAAGGTCAACAAGAATTTGACCAAACATTTGGAGTATAACATGTTACAATTTATTCAATATTTTGTTGTAATTGCCGGTGTATTTACTTTTGTTGCAATAGCTTTACAAGATGTATGTGATTTATTTTCAGAAACAATAAAGAGGTGCAAAAAATGAGAAATCCTGTAGCGAAGGCATTAAGAACTCCAAGGTTCAAGATGCAAGTCGTGAAATCTAAAAAACTGTATAGTCGAAAAGGTATAACAATATTATGAAATCAATCCCAACAGTATTATTAATTACAATTTTAATAGCAACATTATCAATTGCGCCCATATTATTAATATGGGCATTGAACACTTTATTTCCTTTGTTAGCAATAGATTCTTCATTTGAAAATTATCTTGCAGCATGGGTACTTATTTGTATTTTTAATTTATCAACAAAATCAGGAAAATAATATGACATTAGTAGTGAGCAATCCGGTCGACAAGAAAAAAATTAAAGATGCCTTATTCGAGATTAGCAATTCGTATACTAGAATTGACGCTGAGAAAGAACTCGTCAAAGATATTGTTGAAGATTTAGCTGATAAATTTGAGTTACCCAAGAAACATATCAATAAGATTGCACGAGCTTATCATAAACAAAACTATAACGAGCAAGTTACCGATTCAGAAGAATTTCAACATTTATATGAATCTTTACTTGAGACCGAATGATTCTAACATATTGATTATGTGTAACAAAATAAAAATAATGCGTTCGGTGCACACTTTTATATTTTAAGGGTGTATATCTTAGCATTTTCACAGAAAAGCGAAAAAGGTGGTCTCTAAATGATTGATTTTAAAATGAAATTTTTATTAAAAAGGTCACTTTTTCGCATTTGTTAACTATTTACTTTTCTCAGCTTTTGATATATAATGGTACTTTGAAATTGGAGCAATTATGGCTATTAAAACTAAAAAAATAGAGCGATCAGACTCTTTTGTTGAAAGTAAAAAAGCAAAAGCTGAAAAAAGACGTGATAAGGTTAGAAGTATCGAAGCTAAGTTTAAAGGTGGAGATGAACCTTCTACAGATCCTTTCAATTATAAAATGTCACTAGTTCATGTAACTAATTGGTATAATCTTAATATAGACTTTAAGCAAGCTAGAACATATATTCATGAATATCTTATCTCAACTGAAAGGAAGAAATTAGTCCCTACTATTAATAAAGCTTCTGATTCTGAAATAAGATCTCTCGGTGTTTTATGTCGTTTAAAACTTAGAGACGAATATCTCGAAGATGTACATTCAACTTATATTGAAGATACAATTAAAAGGTTGATTGAGATTTACAGTTTAGTTAAAGAACCAGACCTTTTAATTACTACTAAAGTCGAACCTAAGATTAAAGTAGATAAAACCCATGAATTAGCAATTCAGTATTCTGAAGATATTGAAGGTGCTATCGATGATTTTGTAAAGAATAAGAAATCTGATTTTGATATTACAAGTTATTTAAAAGCACGTGAAATCACCGGTCCTGTAGCTAAAGATATAGGTTCATATTATAATGAACTATTAAAAGAACTTGAAGAAGTAGAGACTGATTTAGATCTTCAAGAAGGATATAGTAATTTCACAAAAGCTCAATTAAAGAAGTTTATTACATTTGTTTCTTCTATAGTTAATGGTTGTAATCAACGAATAGTTTCAGCAAAGGTATCTAAACCTAGAGTTAAGAAACCTATACCTCTAAATAAAATTATTGAAAAGGTTAAGTATCTTAAAGAGTTTGGTGATCTTAAACTAAAATCTATTTCACCTACATCCTTAGTTGATAGTAATGAAATATGGACTTATAATACTAAGTACAGAAAACTTGCAGTATACAAAGCAGTTAAAGATACTAAATTGACTATTAAAGGTACAGCAATTCTTGGTTTTGATATAACTGAATCTATACAAATTATGCTTAGGAAACCTGAAGAGTTCTTTAATAATACTGCAATCGCAAAGAAAACTTTAAGTGCCGGTGTAAAAACAGTTAATGCAAAAACAGTAACACCAAATGGCAGGTTGAATGAAGACACAATATTATTAGGAGCATTCTGATGATTATATTAGATTATTCACAGATAGCAATGTCTGTTATAACAAACAGTGAATTCAAACCATTATTGGTTGGTGGTGATGAAACCCAAGTTAAGAATATTGTAAGACATGCTATATTGAATACTATATTGTCTTATAAAAATAAGTACAGTAAAGAATATGGCCAAGTAGTAATCGCAGCAGATGGTAGAAACTATTGGCGTAAAGAAGTATTTCCTTATTATAAAGGAGATAGAAAGAAAAGCCGTGAAAAGTCTGACATGAACTGGAAACTAATATTTGATTGTATGACTAGTATCCGTGAGGATATTAAAGAATATTTTCCATACAAAGTTATGCATATTGATAGAGCAGAAGCAGATGATATTATTGCAATACTATCTGAATGGTCTCAAACAAATGAACTAGCATCGACAGGTTTATTTGAGGAACCACAGAAAATAATGATTATTAGTTCTGATCATGACTTTTTACAATTACAAAAATGGGATAACATTTATCAATTCTCGCCTATAATTAAAAAACAGTTAAAGATGTCAAAGCGAGATCTTTATGAGAAGTATATCACCCATATTGTAAAGGCTTCTGATGACGGTATACCAAATATACTAAGTGATGATTCTGCTATAGTCACAGAAGGTGTAAGACAAACCCCTGTTTCAGCAAAACGTCTTGCAGAATTTATAGAATTAGGAAAAGCGGCTTGTAAAAATGATACTGAAATCCGTAATTGGGATAGAAATGAACAATTGATATCATTTGAAAAGATTCCTGTTGATATAAAAGAAACTATTATAGATGAATATATAAAATGCAAACCCAAAATGGATCGAATGCGAATAATGAATTATCTTATTCAAAATAGGTGCAAATTACTATTAGACAAAATTGAGGAATTTTAGTGAGTAAATATTTAACAGAAATATTAGATGAAATTAATACTGATGCTTCAGCATTAATGAAATATAGAGAAAATGGCGCATTAAGATTATTATTTGAATATGCTTATGACCCAGCAAAAAAGATGGTATTACCAGAGGGTGCACCTCCATATAAAGAAGATGTGGCTCCAATAGGTATGACACCGGGTAATTTAATGATGGAAGTAAAGAAGTTATACATCTTTTGTCGTACTGATTTAACAGCATTACGTAGAGAATCTATCTTTGTTCAATTATTAGAAGGATTGCATCCTACAGAAGCTAAGTTAATTCTTGCAGTTAAAGAACAGGATTTGACTCCATTATATAAAAATTTAAGTCATAAATTTGCATTTGATAATGGTTTAGTTTCTATAGTGCCTGTGGAAAAGGTGAAAAAAGAAAGAAAAAAGTCGGTGAAGACTGGTCAAAAGGACTTGCCAGAAAGCGAATAAAAGATATAAAAAGTGAAAATAAATGTTTACTTTTTCTGAAAACTGTATATAATAGACTCATAAATTAAATAAATGAGGAATTATATTATGAGAACAGAAAATTATGTTATGACTGTAGATCCTAAATCTACTGTTGAAATGGCTCAATTAGCTTCTATTAGAACCACAGTTAAAACTCTGAATAAGATTAATAAACAATCTTTTAGAGTATCGGTTAAAGGTAGATTAGGAAAGAATAATCCAGCAGCTGCTAAATATAAAAACACTAGTATTGTTACTATAGCTTTAGCAGATGCTGTTCGTTATGATGTATACATACATAGAAGATACACAACTAAATAAAGATTTAATCCTTGATAGCTCAGTGGTAGAGCGAATTTTTGAAATGTATAAATAGATGTAGTTAGAGAAATGCTAGTAACATTTCTCAACTCGGCTACGGATTAACCTAGCTGTCCTACACAAATCTATTTATACGGGTGTCAAAATGCAACATTGTAAATTTTGCGACAAAGAATGTAAAAATGATAATTCATTAAGAAATCATCAAAGGTTATGTCCTAAAAATGATGATAGAGTATATGTTAATGGTATGACTGGTAAGAAAGGAGGAAACCAGTATACAAAAGCAGAGAAATTAGGATTACCTAAACCTATAATTTCACTTGAAACAAGTAAAAAACTTAGCGATTCTGTATTATCTCGTTCGAAAAACTGGCAAGAAATAAACGGTAAAAAGATTAGCAAAACTGTAAATGAAAAAGTTGCTAATGGTGAATGGCATACTTCTTTAGCAAAACATATGCATATAGATTACAATGGTGTTGATATGCATGGAAATTGGGAATTACAATATGCTATAGATTTGGACTCTAAAAATATAAAATGGATTAAATGTAAAGAAAGTTTTGGATATATATTTGAAGGAAAACCTAGACGATATACACCAGATTTTTATTTAATTGAGACTGATGAATATATAGAAATAAAAGGTTATAAAACAGAAAAAGATGACGTTAAATGGTCTCAATTTCCAAAAGATAAAGTTCTAAAAGTGTTAATGAAAAATGAATTAACACTTTTAGGGATAAAATTATAGTTTATTCCCTCTTAGCGATCATGGTGAATGCGCTCCGCTGTTAACGGAGAATGAGGTTGGTTCGAGCCCATCTCAAGGAGCCAATTTTGCGGGATTAGTTTAATGGTAAAACTGGAGTTTTCCAAACTTCTGTCATCAGTTCGATTCTGATATCCCGCTCCAAATTAATCGTTTGTGAAGTTTTTAAACGAAAGTAAAACACTACAGTCTGGCATGGGACTGATAATTGGTGGGGTAAGAGTCCTTAAATATGTCCCTAATTAAAAAGAATTAATCGGAGTAATTACCCGAAAAGTAAGGCACCACAAGCGTTGGCACATCGCTTGATAAAATGGTGGGGTAAGAGTCCCTGACCTGTGTCTCTAATTTTAATAAAACACATTAGATAGACCTACTGAGTCGAGTCTAACTGCTGGAGCCAGAAATGGGGTATCGTAAGGCTAGTGTGTTTTCTTAAATGTATTTGTAATTGATTAGGTTACCTATGGAGATAGTTCCTAATTACGTATAAGTACATTTAAATAGTTTGCTCCCTAAGCATAAGTGGCGATGCAGTTGACTTGTAATCATCATAAATCGGTTCGATTCCGGTAGGGAGCTCCAAAATTATGTCCCTATCGTCTAGCGGTTAGGATATTGGACTTTCAATCCAATAACATGAGTTCGAATCTCATTAGGGACACCAATTTTAGGTTCTATAGTATATTGGTTAGTATAACGCTCTGTCACAGCGTAGAGATGGGTTCAATTCCCATTAGAACCGCCAATTTTTCTCCTATTAGCGCAGTCTGGTAGCGCATTCCGTTTGGGGCGGAAGGGTCGGAGGTTCAAATCCTTCATAGGAGACCAATTTTAGGGGTCTACCAGTGGTAGAAGTCCGTTTCCGCTATCGCTCGGAACATAATAAGCGACCAATTTTATAACATGAGGTGAATTATGCAATATATAATATCAATTATCGCATTATGCAGTTTGATTGGTGTATCTGTTTATACAGTAAACCACGAAGATACTGTTAAGATGGAAATAGCAGCAAAGTCTGGATTAATACAATGTCGTGAAGAGTCATTCGTATTATGGAAGAAAGAGTGTACTAAATAATTTTAATTAATAAAAGGATAGTGAAATGAGTGAAGTTACACCAATTAGAAAACAAGTATTGATTGCCCAAATTGCTAGAAAAACCATTTCAACGGGTGGTATTATTATTGAAGGTGTTAGGTCTGTAATTGATAATGAAACTGGGCGGGTATTAGCAATTGGTTCAGAAGTTACTGAAGTTGCAGTTGGAGATGAAATATTATTAGATTGGTCAAAAGGTAATCCTGTTACTATTAATGGTGAACAACGAGTAATGATTAAAGAAGAATTCATTATAGCTGTATTAGACAGATAATATGGATATCCAATTAAGTAAAGAAACTCTCGGTGGTAAAAGTCTATTAGTTGGTACTCCCATGTATGGTGGTCAATGCTATCATGAGTATCTACATGCTTTATTAGAACTACAGCATTTATGTTTACAGTATGAAATTCCTATTAAACTAATTAGCACATCTAATATTAGTTTAGTACAAGAAGCGCGTAATCATATTGTTAATCAATTCTTGGAAACTGAATATACTCATTTATTATTCATTGATGCCGATGTAGGATTCAAGGCAATTGAAGTAATTGCTATGTTAGCTACAGGCAAACAAGTTATTGGTGGAGCATATCCAAGGAAACTTATTAATTGGAACAATATAAAAGATGTTATATTGAAGAATCCTGATATTGATCCAAGTTTATTACCATCTGTAACAGGTTCATTTCCTATTATTCCGGTAGATACAAATGCTGAATATAGTTCTGCCGATATTATGAAAGTAAAGGGAACTGGAACTGGTTTAATGATAATTGAACGAGATGTATTTAGACAGTTCCGTGAGTCTTATCCAGATTATTATTATTCACCGGATGTAGATTCCTATCAATTAAAAGGCGAAGCAAAGAAGATTGAATTATCTTATTCATATTTCAATGTAGGTATTACTGAAGTAGAAGATGGTGGAATTGTTCAAAAAGTAAATATGGGAGAAGATTATAAATTCTGTTATATGTGTAGAAAAATAGGTATTGATATATGGTATGCTCCATTTACTAATACCACACATACAGGAACTTATGCATTTTCAGGTAGTATTGGGGCTTTGGCAAAATACTCTAACGGAGGATTAGTAAACTAAATGAGTAGTTGGAAAGGCGGTAAAGGTAGTAAACCAAGACCAATTTCAGACAGAAAGAAGTTTGATGATAATTGGGATGCTATTTTTAACAAGAAAAAACAAGATGATTCTAAAACAAAAGAAGAGGTGAAAGATGGCGTCAACAGTAATGATTAAAAAATGTGTTTGCAAAGATACTCCAGCAGCAAAATTCCAAGATAAAGAATATGGGCAAGGAAACAGAGTTTGTAATGAAGACCAGAAGAAAGGTTATAAATGCACTGTTTGTGGAACTACTCATAAATAAAACGTTTACATTTCTATAAAGTATGATATAATAGACTCATAAATTAATTATTGAGGATATTATATCATGAATAAAGTAGTACAGGCAAGACTTCAAAAAATATCAGAATTTGGCGGCTGGGTAGGAATGATTCTTATCCAGTCCTCAACCATCCCAGTTTCAATCAGTATCATTCGTGGTAATGTTGAAAGAATACCTCCTATAGATATGACTATTATGATATGGGTAGGATTGTTCTTATTCTTATTAAGAGCTATTGCTAATAAAGATTCATTATACATAGTATCTAATTCAGTAGGATTCTTTTTTCAAACAATTCTATTAGTTCTTATAGCATATAAATAGTTTCTTCCTAGGAAACAGTCTATTTCATATTTGGTTAAAAATAAATGTTTACATTTACAGAAGCCATGATATAATAGATACATAAATTAAATAACTAAGGAAAACTATATTATGAAATCAACTACACCTATCCAAGATCGTTTAGACAATGGATTTAAAATTATTGCAATTACATCTTTAGATATAAGAAAACAACCTATAAATCGTGATGAAATTGAAAAAGAAGCAGTAAGAATCGAACGTTGTGTTGAACATTTTTATAAAATCGAAAACCATGACCTTCAGTATCCTGAATATGCTACTAAATTTTTAAATGAAAAATTCCGTGATATTATCGAAGGTAAATATGATGGTGAATGGTTAGATGGTATTAAAGATGTAAACTATGTTGAAGAAAGTTTTAACTAAAATAGGATATGAAATGCAACAATCGCTTATGCAATGGAAATCAGATAAACAGATTAAAGCAGCAAAAAAGAAATCTGTTAAACAATTAGTGAAAGATGGTTCTAGTCATAATCTGGCAAAGAAACTTGTTAATGAAGCCTACTCCAGGATAAAAAATGAAACGATATAATCACGACGGCGTTCCTATGCCAATGGTAGAAGATAAAGATGGGTATTGGGTTACTTATGATGATCATAACCAAACAGTATTAGATTCTAATAAGTTAGTTGAAAAGTCTTGGAGAGCCAGAAATAGTTTGGCTGTTGTGGATGAAATTAAGTTAGAAAAGATGCACGATATCATTGTTGGTTTATCTATTGCATTGTTTGTAGCAGTTGCTGCATTATTGTTTATTTGGATGAGGAATTGATATGGAATTTGCAACACCACAAGATGATTTTTATGTTGCGACAGGTATTAATACCTCAAATATAAGTACATCAATAGGTGTTACTGCTCTAGGTAGTTCTACTGGACCTCAACCGATAATATACAAGTCAAGTTATTCCGTGGACACGCCAGTCTCATTAGTTCAAATTAAAGGTGAAATGTTTATTGAAGAACAACCTGAAAGTCATTTTATATTGCGACACTATCAGTTATCTGAGGATGAAATTAAACAAGAATTGGCCCGAGCATTAGTAGATAAATTAATGAAAAGTAATTATATTGAATTTACTAAACAAACTAATCCTCATGATATGTTATTAACTTATAGAGCAAGAATCTTTGCAGTACCAAACACTGATGTTCAAACAATAAGAACTGTTATAAAATGAAAAAAATATTATGGGTAGATGTAGTAGAACGCGATCAAGAAACGGATAATGAAGAAGTCATAATTAATTCTTATCCGTTTCCTAATGTAGACATTTCAACAATAACTTTTTGTTGTTCTATACAAGAGTTAAGGGATTTAATAGATGAAATGGATGATGATATTATGAAGGAATGTTATCATACAAGATTACATTTCATAATGACTAGATGGCACCCAAAGAACTTTGTTAATGTTGAATTAAAAGATTGGAAATACGAGGACTAAATGCAAACCTATAGAGCACGGGATTTAACCAAAGGTCAAGTTATTTTAAAAAATAATGAACAACTTGTTATTGATAGAGTTGATATATCTAATCGAGGTAATATTCTAGTTTGGGTTAATAACAAGATTAACCAAGTTATCCATTATGATCCAATGGATATTGTAATTTTAAAATAAAACGTTTACATTTCCAAAATACATGATATAATAGACCCATAAATTAAATAAATGAGGAATATTATATCATGATCAAAAAACCTACCGAATTACAATTCAACTTAATGACTAAGATAGTCGAAGATGATTTTACCAGTTTCAATGGTAATGCTAAAGCATTAATTGAATCAAGTGAACCTATTAGCAGTGCTACTTGGACTTCCATGATCGTTGAATCAGCATCAGATAAAGGAACCTTAGCAAGTTTAATCAATGCTGATTTAGTTTGGCATGAAGGAGAAGGAAGAGATTCTCTTGTAGGAATAACTCATGCCGGTTTTTTAGTTATGAAACAATTTTACGGAGTATAATATGAAAATTGCTTATGGCTCAGATATCCACCTGGAAATCAGAGCCCTTGAAATTAATAACACAGAAGATGCTAAGGTATTGGTATTGGCTGGTGATATTTGTACTGTTACAGATTTAGATTCATTAAATGATATTGATATCGGGTACTTTAGAAGTCAACGAATCCATAACTTTTTCAAGGATTGTTGTGATAAGTTTGAAAAGGTTATCTATATTATGGGTAACCATGAACATTATCATCATCAGTTCTACGATACAATAGGTAGATTAAAGACAAATCTTGGTTATCTACCTAATCTACATATTCTTGATAGAGAAGTAATTACCATTGCTGGAACTACCTTTATCTGTGGAACTCTTTGGTCTGATATGAACAACGAAGATCCTGCTACTAAAGAATATATGCTTACACGGATGAATGACTTTAGGATTATTAAGAATGGAATGGTAAAGTTCAGTCCAAATGATGCTATTCTTGAACATCGTAGGATGTTGAAGTTCATTTGGGATATAGTAGGTGAAGGAGATTATGTTGTAGTTGGTCATCATTCTCCTAGTTTTAGAAGTGTTTCAAAGGAATTTGAGAAAGATAAATTAATGAATGGTGGATTTCATTCTAACCTAGAGGAGTTCATTACCAATAGACCGCAGATTAAGGTCTGGATTCACGGACATACGCATTCTGCACACGATTATATGCTGGGTGAAACTAGAGTAGTTTGTAATCCGAGAGGATATGCTGGTTATGAAGCAATTGCCGATACTTTTGAACTAAAATATATTGACATTTAGTGAAAATAAACGTTTACATTTATAGAAAGCATGATATAATAGACTCATAAATTAAATTAATGAGGTAAGTGAAATGAAAGTAACAATAGATTTGAATGATTTGAAGAAATTTATAAAGACTTTAGATTCAAATAGTGATGAATGGTATGGACCAGAGAACTGGATGACTGGTAAATGTATCCAAGACTTTCTTGAATGGAAAGGTGAGAAAGAAATTGCTGAAGAATTTGGTAAGTTTCTACAAGAAGATTTGTCTAGTTATTAAGATGAACATTTATGAAGCCCGATGGAACAATGTCCTTAAGTGGGCGAAGAAAGTTAAAGAACACTTTGATACTGGCAAGTATATGATTAAGTGGGATGATGATTTTTATCCTAATGAATACGATTTTGTTATTGATGAAGCGAACCGATTAATTTCAATCAACTCAAAAGATAAAACAACTTCGAATCAGGTTTACGAATATGATTTAGAATGGGATCATGGTTCTTATACTTCAATTGAAAAAACAAACAAAATGCTTGCAGATATTAATCTGTTTATGATGATAAAGGTGAAATTATGAATATGACCACTTGGCGTAAAGAAATAATGCAACGGATGATAGAGAATGAAGATAAGGATATCACTAATTATGTAACTACCTTAACTGAAGAAGAACTTGATATTTCGTTTGATGCTGGTTATGGTGGAACTAACGGATTACCATTCACTCTTTGGACCACTTGGCACGTTTACTTCCCGATTGAATATGATGGTTCAGAATGGTGTGGGTCAGTAGATAGGAATCCCACACAGAATCCTACATATCATCAAGGTGGTTAGTGTGTCAGTAACTGATTTGCAATTAATTAATTTTATAGTTATCAGTGTATTGTCTGGTGGTTTAATATTGGCTACAATGTATAAGATGCTTAAATGTATTTTTAATAAATTTAATGAACTGAGAAAAAGATTATGAGTGCTGAAAGAGATTTGTTGAGAAGAGTAAAGGTATTGTTGGAATGCTCTAATATGGAACCTTTACAAAGACAAACTGATTTGATTGTTGGTGAGATTAAAGATTTATTGGCACAATCTGAGCAAGAGCCTTTTAAACCAGATTGGGTTAATTACCGACAAGGTGTAGAAGATGCAAAACGTGAGCCTTTGAGTGAACAAGCTGTTGGGGAACTTTTAAGGGGTGGATATTCTACACATTTGCATGATGTAGTAAGGAAGGTAGAAAAAGCACACGGCATTGGAGAACAGAAATGAGTGGCGGATTTTTTAACCATAGTCAATATAACCTAGACCAAATCTCAGCAGATATTGAAGATGAAATCTATTATAATGATTCAGAAGAAGTTAATGAATATAATGATAAAAGAGGTAATGGGTTTTCCGAAGATACTATCCAAGAATTCAAATTGGCTGTATGGTATTTGAAACAAGCATTCGTGTATACTCAGAGAATTGATTGGTTACTTTCTGGAGATGATGGTGAGGAAACATTTCACGAAAGATTGAAAAAAGATTTGGAAAAATTGAAATGAAAACATATACAACTGAGGTCTATGAGTTTGGTCCAGATAATGATTTGATAATTAAACTTCCAGAGGAACTGTTAGAAGAATTGAAATGGTTTGATGGTGATAAAATAATTTGGATAGATAACAATGATGGTACTTTTAACTTGAGGAAAGAAAATGAATAATAAAATTAAAGCACTACAAGAACTTTATGCAAAAGCACCATTAGATAAAGCAAAAGAACCATATGTTGCATACAGAGTTGCTCAAGCGACAGATGAGATGGTAGATAGTATTATTAGGATGGCACATTATGTGGCTTGTAAAGAATGGGAAGATTATCTAAATCAACTTAAAAATGAGGAAAGATAATGGCGATGGGTCGTTTTCACTAAGGAAAACTGATGATTTACTTAGATTATAGATGGGAATTATTTTCTTTTGGTATTATTCTTGATGAAGAACTTAATACTGATGAAATAGGTTGGAAAGAGGGTGATTGTTTTAGATTAGAAAAAGTTAATGGTGTATCAAAGTTAATTAAATTCAACTATATTAGGAAAGAAAATGAGTGAAACTAGAGAAGATGGTCCAACAGGTGCACCGTATCCAGGTGAAGTAAATTATTGGTATGACAAAACCGAAGATACGAAAAAAAGTGAACAAGCAAGAGGCATACAGTATCCTGGTGTAGAAACACAATTAGTATTAGTGGAATGTATCCAACAATACCGTATGCGTTATGTCGTTGAAGTTCCATTTGGACACGCAGATTGGGCATTAGATACAGTTACAATGGAAGAAGCCAAAGAGTTCTCGCAATTATCTCTCGGTGAAACTATCGTATCCCATAGAGTAGTATCCCGTGATCAAGTTCTAAAGTTATGCGATGATGATAATGATTATTGCAGTTCTTGGACTGATGAAGAAAAACTTGAAGCGTTTGTGACATATGATAATGAAGATTTAATGGAGTATTAAAATGGAAAGATATAAGCAAAGATTTACTGGTGCGTTCGCACAACTGATTAAATCTGATACTGGTAAATGGGTTAAGTATGAAGATTTTGAAACCTTACTAAACGGTAATAATGACGCATTGTTTGACGTTATCAGAGAGCGTAATGACGAAATTGAAACGCATAAAACGTGTATTGAAGGACTTAATGTGTTAATTAGTAAAGTTAATAGATGTAGAGAAGATGACCTTAAAGAACATCAAAGCGAATCTATGCAAAATTTTGAAGAACTTCAACGTCTAGGTGATGATTTACAAGAATACAAAAATTGGAACATCAAATTATTTTCATTATTAGTGATATCAACAGTATTTAACTTTGGAGCAATTGCCTTCTTTGTGTTAGAAAGAATAGGAATTAAATAGTACTTTAGTGAAAATAAACGTTTACATTTCTAAAATACATGATATAATAGACACATAAATTAAATAAATGAGGAATATTATATTATGAAACAAACAATTCAAATGATAACAATGGCAATTACTACCGGTATATTGTATATGGCTGCTAGTCTTGTTTTTAATATTTGAGGATATAAAAATGAAAGGTTTAATACGTTTAGTTGTTGGTGCATTAATGATGGTTGGTTCTTTATTATATGTAGAAGTTAATCAGTTTGATCCAGGAGTACAACCCGCAGTATGGTTGGCATTAGGTGTTATGTCGTTCTACTTTGGTTTAGTTGCTAGAAAGGAAAATAATTAATGTACCTATTACTAATTGTAATGTTTACAGGGCAAATAGCAGTATATGAATATCCAAATGCATCAGATTGTGAAGTTGGATTGATTCAGAAAACAGATGTAGGTAATTATAAAAAGATTAAAAGGGCAGTTTGTGTTAATACAGAAGAAGAGGTAGAATGAAGACTTTTATAGTTTATACTATGGATTTTATTTTGATGTTTTTAATAGTTAGTTCATTGTTTATTTTAATTATAACGGGTGAATTAGTTATTTCGTGTATAATGACTATTGCATTTGTGATAGTTGCTAATAACTATATTGTATATAGAAGAATATATTTAACTGGTAAATGTTAGGAGATATGATGCAAGATAAAGTAGAGTTTTTAAAGTGGATATTTAAGAATATTAATTATTTTTATATAGCATTGTTTTTCCATTTAGTTATATGTTTTTCATTTGTGTTTTTACCAAAACCATTTGATAAAGTTGCTGCGGTTTATATACTAATTACACTTTCAATATCTGCAATTTATTATTTAATAATATTGCCATTAACTTGGGCTTATGCAAAGTTTAAGCTTGAAAAAAAAAAAAAGATTGAATCTGAGTTAATAGATATTCCATTAACATTTTCCATGAAAGATAGATATAAATTATGATTAAAACAATATATGTGGATATGGATGGTGTATTGGCAGATTTCAAGAAGAGATTTGTAGAAAGGTTTAAAGAAGAACCTGAAGTAGACTATCCATCTAAAAGTAAAGAAAAGAGTGCCTATAAAGGTAGATTTGCTACTATGGTCGATGAAGAGCAATTTGCTACACTTGATCCTATGCCAGATTTAGATGAAGGTCTTCAGTTTTTAGATATCCTTGCATTCAAACGATATGATTTTACCATAAAGATATTATCATCTACTGCTAGAATTGAACTTAAGCAAACTATATCTGAACAAAAAGAACAATGGTTAAAAGATTATGATATTAAATATCCTGCTATATTTGTACCTGGAAAGATATTAAAGCAAACTTATGCTAGACCTGATAGACTATTGATTGATGATACAATTTCTAACATAGATCAATGGCGAGCTAAAGGTGGTAAAGCAATATTGCACACATCTTGGAAAGAAACAATTGAGGAGTTTTATTACTATTATGAATGAAATGACAACTGAAGAAAAGAAAGTTTATACTGATTTATTAAAGCAAATATCTATGAAAATAGATTCCAATAGTGTTAGTTATCATATAGCAAGATTAAAGGATTTCGTTGAAGTAGTTAATCTTAGAATTGAGGGTGTAAATTACAAAAATGAATACGATTGTTAGATTTATATTTGAACGAATCTTTATCATATTATTTGGATTGGCGATTATCCTTGTTGGAATTGTCAGTCCAAAATATGCATTAGTAAATCTATGGACTACTTTCCAAAGAGTTAATTATGACACTAAAAGAAGCAAATAAGCGATATGCTGAATTGTCGATAAAATATCACGATTGTATACCATTTCACCCAGATGAAGATATTGAATGGCAAGAAGTTTGTAAAATTGTATTTGATGATTTACGAATAAGCAATCCAGATATGTTTATTGATATAAAGAAATCAAGTAAAGATAAATATGAAAAATATTCACACAAAGTGAAATAAAACGTTTACATTTCCAAAATACATGATATAATAGACCCATAAACTAATTAAAGAGGCTATATATTATGAAATCATTTACTCCTGCTGAAAAATCCTTAATGACAGAACTTGGTAGTTCTACTAAAGAAGAAATGGATATGTTCTATGAAGGTTGGGAAGAATCAAGTTTTGAATGTCGTGCTAATGGTATTCCTGCTTTATCATTTTATAAGTACATACAACAAAAGATAATGTGGAATGAACTTTTTAACAAAGTGAGTGCATAACATGTATATACTTGAAATGATGAAAAAAGATCCTACTTCAGTTATCGGATTGACTGTTGGTGTTGTAATCAACGGTGTTGTTGATGCAGTAGTTGGTGTTGTAAAAGATGCTGAAGTGAGGAATTATAGTTGGACAGTTGATGATGTTAAAACTGAAGTTCCCCGATATCTAGTTTCATTTGATGGAATAAAATATTTTAATATTGATAGATTCACTAGTGGGTATGAGTTATGAGTAATATTGAATGGTTTTATACGATTATGTCAATGGGGTTTGGGTGGGCTGTTTTAAGTTTCCCCTATTTAGTTGAGAAGTTTTGTAAATTATTTAAATGAGAGAGATTATATTATGAATGAAAGAATTAAAGAATTAATTGAACAAGAAATGACCAAATATTATGAAGGAGAATATGCCGATTCCAAGACTGCTGAATGGAGTCTTGAAGAGTTTGCTGAATCAGTTGTTAAATTATGTGCTTCTCATATCTTAACCAGTTCTGATAGACATAGAAGAGAATACTTTGCTGAATCATTATTGGAACACTTTGGTGTAGATCAATGATTGAACCATTAGATTTTAGCAAATACGAAGTTCCAGAATTCCCCCATAGTTTACATTTTCATAAAGACAATTATGAGGAAGCCATAGTAGAATGGCATCAGTTAAATGTTTCTACTACTGCCAAATTTAGAGAAGACCTTGAAGATTACTTGATGAATTACCTAGCAATAGAGTTGGGCGAACAGTCTATTCATCTCTCTAAGATTAGGAAGTTGATTGAGATTGCAATGGATTATGTGGAAGAATATGATGAAGTTCTGAACCTTTGTGTTAGAATGTTACCTTTGTTACAAGCAGATAGATTATGAGTAGATTATTGGAACTTGCACAGGAAGCAGAACAATCAGCCAATTTAGGTAATGCCGTAGATGTAAAATTAATGATGCAGAATTACGCCAAGTTGATTATCAAAGAATGTTTGTCATTAAGTAGTGACCTTAATCCTTTTGATGCAATGGATGCTGCTGGTGCAGGGTCGGAATCACAATATGGTTCAGCAGCATTACTTAGAGTTTATGATAACACTGTTGACCAATATTATGATGCTATCAAGAACCATTTTGGAGTAGATGATGAGTGTTGAAAATATAGTGTGCGTTTCTTTAGTGGTTTTGGCTATTGTGCTTTGGCTTTGTTGAGGAATTATGATGAGTAAAGAAAGAGAGTTGTTAGAACGAGTGATGTACATGATCCCATCATCAACCATATCTGAACACGACTTAGATTTGGTTGATGATATTAAAGGACTACTTGCCCAACCCGAACCTTTTAAACCAGACTGGGATAATTACAAGCAAGGTGTAGCAGATTCAAAACGTGAGCCTTTGAGTGATGAAGAAATAGCGGCACTATGGGCTAACAAATCACCTGCTAATGAATTTGAGTGTGTTAGGTTAGTAGAACAAGCACACGGCATTGGAGTTGAACGATGAGTGGTTTTGGAAGTGTTGATAGATTTACAGATAAAAAAGGTGGTCCTCAATGCACTGGTCTATTTGAAAACCCAGTAGATCCGTATGCTCAATATCACAATGATCCAACAAAACGTGAAGAACCTCGTAAATCGTATGAAGAACAAAAGACCGATGAACTAGAAGGTCAAGGATTTGTTTGGTTGTTGAAACAATTATATGTTGGTCGTGTAGTAGAATACCATAGACAGAAGTATCCAAATCCTACATTATATGTTCATATAGTTAGATTTGAGGAAAAGTGTGGATGGACATTAGGAACAGGTATTGTAGTGAATAATCTGGGTAGAGAACATACAATATCATTAGAGGAAATAAGATTATGAATGAAGATATCCAAAATGCAACCTATACACTATCCATTCCTGAAAAATCAGAATGGAAATGTTATATGTTTGGTAGTCGTCCAGATGGTAATGGTTTGGTATATCATCCAAATAAAGACAACGAACCTAACTGGTTTTGGAGAAAGATGCAGTTTTTAATTCTTGGAAATAAGTGGGTGAAGAATGAACGATAAATTCTTTGAAATATTGTCTAAATCTTCTGGACGAACTATTACTAGACCATACGAGGGTTCACTACTTATCAAATTAGATTTACCAGAATTGGAAAAGTTTGCTGAATTAATTGTGAAAGAATGTGTTCGTGTATGCGAAGACGATTTACTTGATGAATATATGAGAAAATGCTTTGCAGCACAGGAAGAAGGTATTTTATATGCTGCTGTTGCTGATTGTTGCAGTGCTATGAAACAACATTTTGGAATAGAAGAATGAACGATAAATTATTAGAATTTGCTATACAATCTGGTGTTGTTGAATCTAATGTTGATTGGGAAAAGTTTGCTGAATTGATTGCGAAGGAAATTCTCAATATATCGGATGAAGTCATTACCCTTAGCGATAGCCCAGAATGGTTGATATGTGAAAGATTGGGCATCAACCATGACTGGCGAAGACAATATAATTTTTGGAGTTGAAGAATGAAAATAGTAATCGGAAACTACAGGAATCATTGGCTGTCTCCTTACATAATCCTTGAGAAGTTTTTCTATTGGAGAAAGAACTATGATGCCTACAAGAAAGAGCCACCAATTTGGCTTCAGACTGTATGTAAATGGAATCAGAAGTTCCTTGATACAGTTCATCCTAAAATTGAATATATAAAGATAGACCCTTGGGATACCTGGAGTATGGACCATACACTTGCTCCAATTATTCTACCGATGTTAAAAGAATTACAGAAATCTAAACAAGGCGCACCTTATGTTGATGATGCGGACGTTCCAGACGAACTAAAATCTATGAATGCTCCAAGATGTGAAGAAGAATGGGATACTGATGATAATTGGTTCAAACGTTGGGACTGGATACTTCAAGAGATGGTATTTGCATTTGAAGCTAAGATTACTGACAATTGGATGGCACAGTTTATAACTGGGGAATCTGATGTCATTTGGGTTGAATCTGATGAAGTATATGAGGGTGATACTTGTCACGAAATGAAACACGGTCCAAACCATACACAAGTATATGACTGGGAAGCGATTGCAGCATATGAAGCAAGAATCCAAAATGGATTCGAGATGTTCGGAAAATATTACAGAAGTCTTTGGAGTTGATATGAAATTTGCGTTATTGATGTTGGTAAGTATTATTATAGGTGTTGCTTTATGGTGTCTCTTGGGTATTACCTTGGAACAATATGGAGTATCTAATGTATGGTTTATGGTGGCAGGATATTGGTTCTATCCAGCATTTAGTTTTCTCAATGAAAGAATTATGGGTTACAAATGAATATGATAAATTATAGAGTAATTAGTGCTATGACTGTAACTGGTGAAAAATTTAGAGCAGAATATATAGATATGGCGAGGCATAACAGTTGGAAAAATATTTCAGATACAGACTGGTTTGTTTGGCACGATAGTATGGAAGAAGCAAAACAAACAGTATCCAACCATAAAAGACAGTTTGAATATGTTCCAACAATAACTTATATAGAGTAACGTATGAAAAAATTAAACTTGTTCATTCTAAAATGCGCTGTCTGGGTCGCTTCAGTTGCTCTTTTTATTTTAATAATTAGGGTTATTGAGGATATGCAATGAGGTTAGCATTAGTCCTTTCAGTATCCCTTATACTTTCAGTTGTTCTGGCTGTTGCAGTAATCGTTGAAACTGCTCTAACACAATTTTAATGAAAAACAATTATAAAACCATCTTTATATCTGATGTCCATCTCGGAACTAGGGATTGCAAAGCATTAGAACTGCACAATTTCCTTAAACATAATAAATGTGAAACACTTTATCTTGTCGGTGATATAATTGATGGATGGAGGATACAACAAAATAAATGGATGTGGAATCAATCCCACTCTAATGTTGTTCAGAAGATACTTAAATTAGCTAAAAGAAAAACTAGAGTAATCTATGTTGCTGGTAACCACGATGAATTTCTAAGACCATTAATGCCATATGGTATAGGATTCGGTGATATAGAAATTGTTAATCAAATTGA